CACTTCTCTAGTGAATTGTATTTGAAAAAATTCTTGATAGGTTACAAGGGAAGCAGAATTAAATTTAAGAAGAAATTCAGTAACATAATTAATGTGGATTTTAACACTGACACAATCGCTGATGTTCTGTTTTATCAGGAAGTTGAAAAACGTGGTTTTCATGTGAGAATAGGACGAGCAGGTGTAAACTTCAATGACGTGTATAAATATGCATTAAGAAAAATGACTGATAGACAGTCTCCATTGTGGGTGAGGATAATTGGCAAACAAGAGGCAGAGAAAAAAGAATCAAACTAGAGCAACAAAAGAAACACCTATTAAATCAATAGCCCAACACCAAAAAGATGAATTTAATAGGGTAAGAAGAAATGTTATGAATAAGTTGCGTTATACTAAGAATACTAAAGGTTCGGAATCTATCGTAGCTATTGAGAACAAAGAAGGTAAAGTTTTGTATGACAAAGTTCCCCTTGAATATTTGTTGAATACACCTTACACAAGAGGTGTACCAAAATTAAAGGATATTAAGTCATGGGAAGCGTTCAAGGCTTTTGTTGAAAGAGGCAAGGATTTTACGAATAGAAGTGCAAAACGTTTTCAGTTCGCCAAAAATGATAAAGGCATTGTTATGACTGAACAAGCGCTTAATCGTGCTTACAAAAATAACGTGATTGAACGTAAAAATGCCGAAAGATTAATAGCATCAAAACAGGATATTGCAATTGCCGAAGGTCGTTCGACAATGGCAGAACGTTCTTACCAAACAGGAACACCTACTTATAATGGAATCAAAGTTCCATTTGAGTTTGACTTCACTAAAGAGAATGATGTGAGGAGACTTTTAAACAAACTTGGAACGATGGAAAGACGTGCAAATGATGCGGAATATTATACATGGAGAAACGGCATTTATAAAGACAACTTTAAAACTGTTATACAAAAAGCGTTCAATTCTGATGCTGATTATGTATTAAAATTGATTGACCAATTGGATGCAGGAGATTTGTTTGATATGAGTGCAAAATATGACGCATTGAATATTGACCATTATTACTTAGCTCACGGGATTATCAGAAGTGAGAATGAAGATTTGAATAAAGTTGAGTCCTATTTGGAAGCCTACTTTCTTGGTGATGAAAACATGGATTTAAAGGGTTTTTAGAATAGAAAGGAAGGAGGTGTAAATGGGAAGAAAACAATTTAGCTGTGACTTCGAAACTACCACTGACCCAAATGATTGTAGAGTATGGGCTTATGGTTGGATGGAAATTGGTAAGACTAAAAACTTCAAAATAGGTAACAGTCTTGACGTTTTTATGGAATGGTGTGAGAAGACAAAAAGTGATTTGTATTTTCACAATTTGCGGTTTGATGGAGACTTTATAATCAATTGGCTATTGAAACATGGTTTTAAGTTTTCTACGGAACAAGAACCAAAAACATTTAAGGCTACAATTTCCTCACAAGGTCAATGGTACTTAATTGATATCTGTTACGGGTTTAAAGGTAGGAAGAAATTACATACTGTTATTTACGATAGTTTGAAGAAGCTTCCATTCCCCGTTAAGAAGATAGCAAAGGACTTCAAATTAAGCGTTGAAAAAGGTGACATTGATTATCATACTTTTCGTCCTGTAGGGCATGAAATTACAGATGATGAGTTTAAGTATATAAAGAACGATATCGAGATTGTTGCAGAAGCTTTAAATATTCAGTTTAATCAGGGTTTAACAAAAATGACAAATGGTAGTGATAGTTTGTCAGGTTTTAAGGCTGATGTTTCGACTGATTATTTTAAGAGATTGTTTCCTGTTTTTGATAAGGAATTCGATAAGAAATTAAGGAAAGCTTATAAAGGCGGTTTTACTTGGGTTAATGAAACATTTCAAGGTAAAGTTATAAGGCACGGAATGGTTTTTGATGTGAACTCACTTTATCCTAGTCAAATGTATTATAGGAAGTTACCGTATGGACACCCTTTATGGTTTGAAGGTAAGTATGAATATGATGAAGAATATGACTTGTGGATACAATGTATAGAATGTGAGTTTGAATTGAAGGAAGGATATATCCCAACAATTCAGATAAAAGGGAATTACTTCTATAAAGAAAATGAGTACTTGAAAAGTAGCAATGGTGAGCGTGTAGAATTGCACCTTACCAATGTTGACTTGGAATTGTTTTTCGAGCATTACAATGTGTATGATGAAGTGTATGCAAATGGATGGAAATTTAAGAGTATGACAGGTCTGTTTAAAGGGTTCATTGATAAATGGATGTATGTTAAGACACATAATGAAGGAGCGATTAAGGCATTAGCCAAGCTTATGTTGAATTCACTTTATGGAAAATTTGCGAGCAACCCAAATGTGACCGGAAAAGTGCCTTATTTGAAAGCTGATGGGAGTTGTGGATATGCACTACCTTTCTATGATGAAGATGGTGAGGTAAGTATTGATTTTGAAAATCGTCCGAAAGGTGCAGAAGTTGCAGAGGATTTTAAAGACCCAATATATACCCCTATGGGCGCATTCATTACAGCATGGGCAAGATATACCACAATAACAACAGCACAAAAGTGTTTCGATAGGATAATTTATTGTGATACAGATTCCATACATATCTGTGGAACAGAAATTCCTGATGCTATTAAGGATATTGTTGACCCAGATAAATTGGGTTATTGGAAACATGAAAGTACGTTTAAAAGAGCGAAGTTTATTAGGCAGAAAACTTATGTTGAAGATGTGTATGCGAAAGAAGTCGTGAAAGATGGTGTCACTAAATTAGTAGAATGTGATATGGAAGAAGCGACAACCACGATTCTTAATGTGAAGTGTGCAGGAATGCCTGATAAAATTAAAGAAAAAGTGACTTTTGAAAACTTTGAAATCGGGTTTAGGAGTTTCGGAAAAAACTTACCTAAACACGTTAGCGGTGGAACAGTGTTGGTTGACACTGAATTTACGATAAAGTAGGTAATGAACATGGCATGTAGTTATAGTTATAGTGAGTTTAAGGAAAAATATGACGAATTGAAAGCTAAACATTTGAAGGAAAAAGAGATTGCTTTTGAAATGCATATTCATCCAAATACTTTGAGAAAGATAAAGCAAAGATATGGTGTTCCTAATACTACACATCAAACAAGAGAATTGGTTAATAAAAATGGGTTGACAAGGCAATGGTTGGAAATTGCTAAAATAAATGGTCTAAATAGTTCATTGGTGAATGCTAGGATAAGGGAACATCATTGGAGTGTAGAGGATGCATGTACAATTAAAGTAGGAAAAGTTCCTGTTGGAAGAAAGAAAAATGATTTTAATCCGAATAAAGAAAGGGAGTTAGTGTAATGGAAATTAAAGAATTTCAAAAGTTGAGTAGGAGGACAATGGGTGCTCCTGTAACGGGAACGATTGAGGAATTTCAGTTAATGTTGTGTAATTATGCAATGGGTTTGGGTGGGGAATCAGGGGAAGTTCAGGATGTTTTGAAAAAGTGGATTCACCATAAACATCCGTATGACGAAATGAAGCTTATAAAAGAGATGGGTGATTTAATGCATTATTGGTGTGGGATATGTACCATGTTGCATCTTGATATTGATGAAATATTTGCAGTGAATTTACAGAAGTTAAAAGAACGATATCCTGATGGGTTTAGTGCTGATGCTTCTATGGAAAGAAAGGATGTTACGAATGAGTAAATGGACTGACCAAAATTTTTATAGGTTTTTGGATGAATTTACGGCGTTGGAAATTTACGGGGAATTGTATAGGATGCAACAGGAAGTAAAAGAGTGGTATGATGCGATGACTTTAGTTGCTGAAAAATATGGTACAGATGGGCGTGCGTATTTGACGTTGAAAGAAAGGTTTGAAATAATCTCCAAAAAAGCTATGAAATTTGAAAACCAAAAATTTATTATAAAGGTGGAGAAATAAAGTGGTAGAAAATCGTGTATGGGAAATTTCAAAATTGGTGAGTGAACATAAGGAAAATGTTGAGTGGTTG